AAAAGTAACGACTGATGAGCCAGACCGAGACTTATGCCAATCTGCTCTCGACAATCGAAGCGCTGCATGGTGCGACGTTTATAGATGTTGAGAAGACTCGCATTCGTCACCTGGTCAACTCCAGGGCCCGGTCTGCCTATCGTGAGTCGGATCTCTGGGACCAGTTCCTGGTCACCGGAGAGGAGCGAGTGGTCAACGATTCGGATCCGACCAATCTTTACGTCCCCTTTGTGGGGACAACCTCTGCGGATACAAATTGCACAAGCATCCAAGCAGGAGACATCGACACTGTGCTCCGGGCTCATAACGCGAACCCGTTTGCCGTCACCAGTCCTCGAGAATACGAGGTCTTGATGGCCAAGGATGGAGTGATCCTCCCGGGCTACAAGGCCACCTACGGAGCGTCACAGGCCATTACCGAGTGGGGATACCTTTTTGGATCGGCAATAATCACCCTGCCTGGAAAAACAGACGCTATCAACGGAGGGACGGTCAAGGTAGAAAACGTGGTGACGAGTCAGGCCGCGGCAAACGACATCGTTAATGATACGTTCACTCTGACAGCAGTGGGCGCTCAGGTGGATACCCCGGTCGATTCTGTCTCGGTCGCGATTGCTCATGCGTTTACGGTTGTGGCAAGCGAGAGCGACATCAGCACTGCAACTGTGTCATTTCCGGTCGTATACCTTACCTACAAGCGCAGGCTGACCGAAACCTACGGAGACCAGGACGGTGACACGACAACCATCCCAATGGAGTGGAGAGATTATATTTCGCTCGGGGTCTTTGCTGACACACTGGCCAGCGACGGGTTTGTCGAGAAGTCGTTCGCACTGGAGGCCCGGGCAAACAAGGCTTTGCAGCTCGAACTCGAGCGACTCGACCGGAACCGCGGGAATCAATTTGTTAACCACCGGGTCAGGACTCACGGGAGTTCCCAGGCTCGACAGTCATCACAACTATAATTGCATACAGGAGTCCCAGCGGGAACAGGAAGAAGACAGTCCTGAAAGGCCTGTTAAAAACCCCAGCCCTTCCAAAGCCGAAAAAGAAAAAACGGGGAAAAATAGGTGGTCTGAATGATTGGCAGCGGAAAAGGATAGAAGCGCAGCTCGAGCAGTTTCAACGAGAGATAGCGGACGAGAAAACTCGGGATTTTCTGAAGTCGCTAATGAAGAAATAGTTCAGACAGCGGGTGCGAGAATTCCCGCATGGCTCAAGGACAGACGGCTTATTCTCTCACTGGTGGAAACGGTTCCACACTCATCGACGATACCTCGGCTCATACCGGCAGCTTCATGGCAGTTCAGGCCGTAGGTGGCGCGGCCGCAGTGATCAACAACTCGGGCACCACCTCGAATGTCGCGGACCTGGACACCACTCTGCAGATCGACTCGGGACAAATTATTTATGGCACGTTCTCGCAGATCACGCTCTCGAGTGGAGCTGTTTTGGCCTATAGCAGGTAGAAATGCCTGAAGCCCTCGACAGTCCGATTCTATTCGATGGGGACTCTGGCTTCCGAGCGCTAGTCACCCGGCTCCGGCCGTCTCAGCTCAAGCCTGGGGATGTTTCCATCTCCAAAAATATGCGGTTTGAGGATAGCGGCACGGCCAAGGTGAGAGAAGGGTACTTGAACGTCTCGGGAGTTGTCCTTTCGAGCGACGTGTTCCCTTATTTACGGGCATCGACCGGGACCTCTGCGATTGTTCTGATCGGAGCGATTGGCAGCAGCACAGGAGCGGACCAAGGCTCTGGCAGGATCAGAATCACAACCGGGGGAGGTTCTCCCGTTGCTCACGGGCTCCCTGCGACTGGGGGCATGGTGAACCTGTCCAGCTTTACCGGTGGCACTGGAACGCTTAATGGCAACCGGGCTGCAACCTATGTGACTACGACGACTTTTGATGTTACTATCTCAGGGACGAGCGGATCCTGGTCCGGGGGCACGGCTGGAGCAGCAAAACTGACGGGAGGCCGACAGGCCATCTACGGATCCTGCCGGTTCACCAACCCAAACTCAAACAACGACGAATATATCATCATCGCGGACAACGATGGTGCGACCGCGGTCAAACTCTCGGACTTTACCACCACCGCGATTTCTTACCCGAGCGACACTCTCAACCAGGACGCACAGCTTCAGCAGGAGTTCGATGTCGTCATGCTGCGGCAGGACGGGAAGACTCCCTGGGCATTCGACCCGGACGACTCGGTCTATGGATTTAGCGGATCTGACGCAAGCGCACCTTCTTTCCGCAAGGTTTCATCCGGAACCTACACCCAAAAGGTGGAGATGCAGGGACAGGTGACTATCGACAAAGCTGGAAAATTCCTTTGGGCCAGAAACGCGGGAGCAGCTCACGGTCTATCGACGGGAGACCGCATAGTAATAACGGACAAAGGTCCAACAACGCTCGTTGACGGGGACGAATACTTGATCACCAAAGTAGACGCAGACGAATTTTATTTCTATGGCAGGTCCAAGGCTGACGATACCGGAAGCGTGGGAGCGGATGTTTTCCTTCGCTCTCAGGTCAGCCTGGGTGGAGGATTCCAGCATCACCCGGCATCAGCCTGGGCAACCTACCACAATCGACGAGTCTGGGCACCCTACACGCACGATTCCGCGGCCAGTCCGGCACGTCGCAGCCCGGCAATCTACGACGAACTCATTGCAAGTGACATCCTGGACAATTCCACTTTTGACACGATCTACAACCAGTTCCGCATTAGCGGAGGCACTGCAGATTTCATTGTGGGGCTGCAGCAGTTCGACTCAGACCGGCTTGTCGTATTCAACCGCAATTCGATCCACCAACTTCTGGGAACCTCCGGGAGCCTGGCTGATGTCCAAGTCAGGATGCTGACGAACGAGCTGGGGTGCCTGGCTCGAAAGAGCATCGTCTACCATGCCGGTCACTTGTTCTTCCTCTCCGACAACGGAGTGATGGGAGTCACCTTTGCCGACGCACTCAACCTGCGCGGCCTCGACCAACCACTTTCAGAAGCGATCGACTCCGAGATCAAGCGGATCAACCGGGCCCATGCGGACAAAGCCGTCTCCTGCGTCCACGACAACAAATACTGGCTGGCCGTCCCAACCGGGGACAGCGAGGTCAACAACGAGATTTTCATTTTCAACTTCCTCACCCAGGGCTGGGAGTCGATCGATTCCACAAGCGCAGACAACTGGGGCATCGTGGATCTGATCCCGGCCAGGACCGGCAAGGTGAACGAACTATTTGCCGTGACTGAGGACGGGGGAGTGCACCAACTCGACCAGACAGGGCTAAACCTGGACGACATAGCCCCTGCGGCCGGGGCCTCATCGACGGTCAAGACCACAATCCCAGCTCAACTACGCACTCGGGGCTATACGCACGGGACGATCGAGCGGAAGCGGTTCCAATTCCTGGAGGCCCAGTTCGTTTCGGACTCGGAGAGCGCTAGCGATGGGACACTCTCGCTTATAACTGAGGACCCAGACAGCACGACGACTCTGGGCACGATCGATACGATGCTCGGGGCAGTCTTGCAGAAAAGCGAAGGAGGCTCAGTTCGGGCTAGGACCGGCAATCCGCGAGGGTTCTCGTGCCAGTTCGACTGGACTCCCTCGCTTGGCCGACCAGAACTTCGCGCAGTAGGAGTTCGGGCCACCAACACGTTCAACACCGCAACCAGTACGACATAAGATGCCAAAGGTAACCACGACTACTTCCTTCTCGGAGGACGACCAGCTCACTCACGTTACGCTAAACTCGTTATTTACGAATTCTGCGTTTCATTCGAGCGCGGTTGACGACACAACCCTCGAGCTTTCATCCGGAGCGATTCGGCTGAAGGCTGCGGGAGGAGGCAACGGGATTGCGACCAGCCACATCAATGATGATGCAATCGTAGTGGCAAAGATTGCCGACGATGCAGTGGAAACTGACCAGATCAAGGACGCTAACGTCACGCTTGCGAAGATGGCAGTAGAGTCCGTTGATTCCGACCAGTACGTCGATGGAAGCATTGATGAGGAGCACCTTTCCAACGATGTCATCACCGGTCAGACTGCGCTCACTGCAGTCCCTTCGCTGACAGATGTCATGCTGTTTTCGGACGCGGATGATTCCGGCAATCTGAAGAAGCTCGACTTCATGCAGTATCTTCCGCTTCCGAGGGCATACGGAATCATCAAGATGGACGGTTCTGCTGGCACTGCTGATGCTCTCGGGCTCTACGGGTGTACCTGCACTGCGTATTCCGGTGAGACTTACACGTTCGACCTGACGACGGACATGAGTAGTGCCAACTACCCTGTGATCGCTCAAGACCATGACACCAGCGACTACGATGATGAGGCTGACTCAGTTGCAGTCGAGATCGTGGATGCAGGACAATTCAAAATACACGCTCCGGTCCTGACATCCCCCCGGCACGTCAGCTTCGTAGTCTTTGGTACCCTTGCCTAGATGATCCTGCAGGCCGGTCACGTTGCGAGCCTGATCGACAAGGAACAGGTCCCGGGCCCGGTCTGGGATCTCATCAACCGGCTGCACGACTACGTCTACTCATCTCCCGAGAATGTGGAGGTTGTCCACAATTTCGACCCGGAAGTGGTTCGGCTACTCATTGCCTACCACTACCTGAAGGAGACGCTGGCCTGGCACAGCACCGAGGGAGAAATCGACGGCCTTCTCATGTGGTATCGCTGCAGCCAGGACTGGACCTGGGACGACATCAAAAACTGGACCCCGGACGACAAGGACGGGGACTCGTTCTTCCTGGCCTTCTGCTGGGCCAAGCCCGGAATCCTGCGGGAGCTGTGCCTGCAGCTCATTGCCCAGGCACCGGACGTGCTAACCTCAAGACTCTACAGCCTGCGCGAGAGAAAGGATGGACCGACCTTGGTAGAGTGGTCGCAGAAGATCTTTGTAAGAGTTCTAAAGAATCATGGGCAAGAAATCAGATCCTCCACCGATGCCAGACCGCATCGACGCGAACCAGAGCATGGGAAAATTCCTGTTTGGCTCAGACTGGGAAGCAGGCCAGGGGATAACGGATCCGGAGTTCCAAAGAAGACTGGTCCAGGCCGAAAGACAGTACGGGCCCGAGTATCTCCAAAATGAGCTAGGACGGCAGGAGACTGCCCTGTTTGGCCGGGGAGGCCAGGAAGGGCTTCTGTCCCTCTATGAGCGCGCGGCTCCGGTTACGGAGAGGATGCGCGCTGCCACGGCCAGGTCGCAGCGAGAGGCTGACCTGCGCGACGTGAGCGATCTGGGAGCGGATTACATAACAGCTCTGCGCGCGAGCGACCCGGCAATGCAAGGCTTGATTGAAAGCCAGACCGGCCTCACAGAGGATCTGTATTCCCGGGCCCGGGGAGTGACTCCAGAACAGTCCCGAATGGCCCAGCAGAGCGCTCGTGAAGCGACTGCAGCCCGAGGCAGGGTGGGAGACAATATGGGAATCTTCTCAGAGGCTCTGGGACGTGAGGGAATCCTGCGTCAGAACCGGGCAGAAGCGCAACAAGCCGGTGGTGGTCTATTCCAGATGCTGGGAGCGACCGGGGCCGATCCGATGATGGCCGTCCTGGGACGACCCGCAGCGGCAATGCCATACAACTTCCAGACTGCCGGTGGAGCGATGGGATTATCTCAGCGCGCGACTCCACAAGTATTCAACCCGGATATGGGAGTGAACATGGACCTGGCTCGTCAGGGCATGGAAACACAATACCAGGCCGATACCTACGGGAGCCAGCAGGCCATGCACGGTCAGATCTGGGGAGGGATCGCGCAGGGACTGGGAGCCTGGGCTGGG